TCTTCCAGAACATATATGGAATAGCACTTGCCTGCGTACTTCTCTTCATACATAGGATCTTCATACTGTTTTCCTACTATAGCAGGAGCATGGTAGAATGCAGACCATACTCTTTCTCCTTCCGTGAACTCTTCGGCTACGCACTGATCTGGAAGAAACGCACAGCCCTTCCTTTCCTCTATAGCTACAGGTCGTGTTGGAACTCCTACTCGGTCGAGTATGGCTCGTATAAACCCCGCAGAGCGATACATTCCTTGAGATATTTCAGACACAGACTCGCCTCTCAAGTAAGACTGGATAGCTGATTTTATCTCGTCCTTACTCGCAGGTTTGCCTTTTAGCTGAGCTTTTCTCTTCGCTCTAAAGTTTAGTTTATCTTCAAAATCCTGTATAATACTATTGAGTCTTGTAGTATTATACGTAATATTCAAAATCTGACAGGCTTCCTTTTTCGTTATCGGCTTCTCCCTTGACAGCAATTCTATAACGTGGCGGATATTCTCTTGTGTCAGTTTCTCGTGTTCTTTCTTCTTCACTCTTGCCAAGTAATTCGTCCTCCAACTTAAATAATAAACAACACATAGCGTGAGCTAAGTGTGATAGTCCTGTTTCCTGATCGTCTGCCTCTCCGTCTATGTGTGCAAAGATATGTCTCAATGCAGCACTGGTATATCTGTTTTGTAGGTCATCTACCTTACGCCAGTTTTCAGCATCGTACTTATCTGCTCCATACGTCAATACTTTTCCTACTTCGAGTATAGACTTGGGAGGAAGTAGGTATAGCTTTGCTTTGTCTCCATCATATTTTTTACCTTCCATAATTTCTTTTACCTTTTTTAAATCTACTCCACCACCCATTAAGTTCCCTTACGTAAATCATAGCTCTGTAATCTAGTTATTACCCACTCAGGTGCTCCTTTCATTCTCAAGTGTTCCACTATTACACCTTCAGAAACACCTTCTTCTATTGCACTACTTACCTGTATGTACCAGTCAAAGAACTCATCATCATGCATTCCATTATAAGGCTCGCTCATCTACTTATCCTCTCTTCATAGTCTGCTTCGTCTTCATCCCACCAAGGTGGCTTGTCTCTGTACTTCCATGACGCAAATGTAGCCTTGTCTTTGTGGTAGAACCTACGATAGGCTTCTACTGCGTCTTCTCCTTTAAGTCCATCTGGCATAGCTTGAGCAAAAGGAGTTGGTCCATCTCTTCGTAAGTGTATAATCTCTGGTAGTCTGAGTATGACTTCATGCACGCTCTTATGCGATTTGCCGTATCTATATCCGTATTCTTCGTCGAGGGCCAATGCATAGCAAAAAAGCCATTCATAATTGCTAAGGCTAGTCCTAGCCCATATAGTGCAAGGATGGTTCTCCATAGTCGGGAGGTAGGGGAAGTCTCTTGGCTCATTCTTTTTCTGTTTTCTAATTATTCCTAGCTCTTCTTTATCGAGCTTTCTAGGCACAAAGCCTAGGTACTTATCTATCCAATGATTTGTGCACAGCATCTGTGCGGCCTCTAAAGGCATTTTGACTATGTGTTTGTCAACGTGGTACTCTGCACACTTATCATGGTTTTCGTCTAGTATAAAAATATTCATGCGAGTATTATACTAGAAAACACACTTTGTGTCAAGAAATATTTACATATTTCCTCTAGGTTTTTTGACGTGAAAACATTTAACATCAAATTCTTTTTGCCAAGGAAAATAACCTGTGGCTCCCAAGCATCACTTACTATTAATATATTCTGACCAGTCGATGAGTTGCCACTCTCCATCATGCGTCTCCACTATTGCTGTACAACTTTCTACCCAATCACCTGTGTTGATGTAATGGATATCTCCTATCATTTTGTTTTTAGCACTATGTATGTGTCCACAAATAACACCGTCATAGTTTTTCTTTTTGGCATAGTCTGCCAATTGAATTTCAAAACCTTCCATAAAACTAACTGCTTGTTTTGTTTTATCTTTGAGGAATCTACTCAAACTCCAATACTTCATACCAAGCCTTTTTCTAAACCAATTAAATTTTGTGTTTAACCAAATTAGTAAATTGTATGCCACATCGCCTACATGCATTATCCATTTTAAATCTTTACGCATAAGGTTATCAAACATGTCACCATGTGTGACTAGATATCGTTTGCCTTCTACACTGGTATAATCTCTGCTGTTGGTAATTCTAATTCTGCCAAATCTCAAATGCCAACTAGTCCACTTACGAAGTGCTTCATCGTGATTGCCTGTGATGTATCTAATTTTAGTATTGTTTTTAGAATGTTTTAGGATTTGTCTAATGACTTCTGAATGACTGTTGGGCCAGTATATGCCTCTACTCATTCTCCAGCCGTCCACTATATCTCCTACAAGATATAATTCTTTTGCTGTATTATTTTTGAGGAAGTCAATAAGCAGTTCAGCCTGACATCCTTTTGTTCCTAAGTGGATGTCGCTGATAAAAATAGATTTGAATTTTTTTGGTGTCATAGGTGAGCATACATTTTTTGACGTGAAAACATTTAACATCAAATTCTTTTTGCCAAGGAAAATAACCTGTGGCCTTATAATCTCCATATATACCGCCCGCTAATAAAATAAAAGGTATACTAAGTATAAACCCAAAACTAACCCATTCTATCACTCATTGCCTCCCTAACGCTTGGAAAGTGTCCTCCAATAATGTTCCAACACTCTTTTGCTATGTCTGCGTGTTCTTCTTGTGTTCCATTCGCCATCCTTAATTCACAATAGTGAATCCAACTTCTTAGAGTCCCAGCCATATATAATGTTGTACCTGTCATACCTTCTGGCAACACACTTCTTGCTTGTTCTTTTGCGATACCATTTTCTAATGCGCACTCATACACTTCTCGTGTTAGACTAATTACTTTATGCTGAGCCATGTTAAACTTTTCGCTAAGTCTTACATCTTCCGCCTTTCTGCGGTCTAATTTGATACTGTTTTGTCTGTTCTTGGGATCTTGCATACGCGCTTCTCGTATTTCATACGTGTTTGCCTCTGCATATCTTTGGCTGAACTCTTGAAAAGAAAAACTTCGGTGTCGTACTATTTGGTGAGAAATATCTCTTGTTGTCTGTATTTCGAGCGTAACAGATACCATCTCGAAAGGACTCCAGTGACCATGTTTGATCAAGTACTTTAACAGGCCAGGAGCTGTTTTGCTGTTGTTCTGGTTGTCAGGGTTACTTACTCTTGCACAGTATGCAATAAACTCGTCCGCTGTGCTACACCCTGTACTCGCACTCGGTTTGGTCATAGCAACTAAACTTACTCTCACTAGCTTACGTTCTCCAATCTTTTCATTAATCTTTCTGCTCGTTGTGTTACTTGCCTGTACCAACGGGAGTCTCTTCCCTCAACGGCAGCACCCTTCCAGTCTTTCTGCCTTATGGCTTCATTCATCTTCTTGAATTTGGACAGTCTGGGCCTGCCCATGTTAAACATCATATTGACCAGGATCTGCTGGACTTCGTCGGGAAAGGCTCTAAAATCCCCTTCTCCGTATAAAGTACAACATTCTCTTTCGGCAATGTCAAGGTCACGAGCGAAACACGCCCTGACTCGTTCTTCAGTAACTGCTGTTCCAACTGGCCTTCCGAATTCCTCGTCGTCTTCGAGGATAAGATGACCGACGCCAAAGGTTGGATAGCCGAGGTGGTCATTGTAGATTCCATACACTACTCCTTCATCAATCTTAAGCTGTTCGTAAACTGCTTCTCTATTCACATCATTTTCCCACTAGGATCGAGAAGGTGTCTTTTTTTCCACCCTTCGATCTCTTTGATTTGCTTATCTAATAACGCTCTCTGTTCAGCTAGTGTTACTTCTAGGTCATCAATTCTTTTCTCTTGAAAGCGGAGCTTATCGCTCTGCATTTCCATTTCGTATCGGTGCACTGTCATTTTCCTCCTCTCCTTTCGTTGCTTTTCTATAGTATAGAATTATTTCTTTCTGTTGCCGTATGAACCTGCGTATCTCTTGGAGATTGTAGGCCATAGACTCGTAGCCTGACGGAGTGAGAGCAAAGACTGCAAAGTTACCGCCCAGCAGTTCTTCTACTTCTTTCACCTTCTGGTCATAGTTATCTTTGTTGATAATAAAAAACTGTACATTCTCCAGCTCTATTTCATCAGGCAAGCGAGGGTGGTAAATTTCAGTCTTTACTTCTTCGGTAATTACTTTTACTGGTGGTGGCGGTGTGTACTCTGTTTTCGGTAGTATACTACATCCACTACTTACTACTATCGTAAGCACGCTCGCTAGCGCTATCGTCTGCTTCATCTAACTCTCTGCTGTCTGCTTCTACTTGACGGAATACTCTATCCGTCGCCCTGTTTACTTTTGGTTCTAATTCTGCGGCTTCTGTCTGTGCTCGCTCTGTAAGATTGTGGCGTCTCACCATACTTACATATCTGTTCTTGTCTTTTTCTAACTGACTGTTCTGCTGACTCAGTCTTGCAAATTCTTGTGCCTGCTGCTTCATCTGTTTCTCTAGCTTACCAATCGTTGTTAAGTTTGTTTGGCTTGCGGTTTCAAGAGCTACATTCTGCTGTGTACAAGCTGCTATATCCATTTGTTGTTGAGTGATGCGGTTAGTCTTTTCATTTACTACTACTTTATGATAAGCAAACCCCGCACCACCTACAACTAGGATGATCGGAAGCATTATTTTCATTCCAAGCATACTATTTACCTTTTCTTACACTTCTGTAAGAGTTACTACTCCTGAGGATTTATTCAACTCACATAGAATTTTTTGCTTTCCGTAAGGAAACGACACAGCAAATTCTGATGTAAAAATTGACCTATCTCTTATTTTTGAAGTTCTTATTCGTGATGCATCCGCGTATTCAGCTCTTACCTCCTGCTTACACATTGTAAATGCTTTATTTTTAGATATTGTAGCTGCATTTATCGGCTGTGCGACTAGTAGGGCTACTGCTATCAATCCAGTGTATAGGATTGTTTTTTTCATTTTAGGCTCTCCTTTTAGCTTGGCATTATTGCCAGTTTTACTACTTCATTTGCCCAATAAAGTAGTGGGTTGAGTCAGAGGGTTATCTCGTCATCATCAACGTCAAGGTGACCGGTGTCGACAAGATAGTCTACGGCATGTTGGATTCCGACTCTGCGTCCAAGATACCAGCAATGTATTCCACACCCTGCCATACATATTGCAAAGAGGGTAAAAGCTGTAAGTGATAGTTCCAAGTTAGTCTCCTTTAGGTATAAAATTACCAGAATGTACATATTATAATTGATTTGACATAGAATGTCAAGAAAAATTTTTAGAATGTGCAGCGAAAAATATATCTTGACATATGTTGTGGTTTTGTGTATAATATACGAATGAGAAAATATACAAAGAAACCTTGGAGTACAAGCGACAGAAAGCTGCTATCGGAGAAATACTATATTCTTCCAAAAGAAGAGGTGTATGGACTATTCCCCGAAAGAACTCCAAATGCAATTAGGAAACAAGTTTTATACTTGAAGGCTAGAGGGTGGCGTTTTAAATGAAGTGGAAGAACTTTACTAAAGTATTGTGGAAAGACCCTGACCCTGACGAACTTAGCATTGACAATGCTTATAAGACTCGGTGGGTCTGGTATCACACAATTCTTGGTATTGAACTTCTTGTTGTCATTATCGTACAGCTAGCAATATTGGTACTATTAGCAGTCAAACTATGAAAGTAAAAGTAAGAAATAACAATGTAGAGAGCGCGATACGCGTGTTCAAAAAGAAGTGCAACGAAGTAATCTTCGAGCACAGAGAAAGAGAGTTCTATGACAAGCCAAGTGCAAAACGTCATAGAGCAAAACAAGCAGCGAAAGCGAGAGAGCTTCGCAGGCAAAAGAAACAAGATATATTTAACACAAGGAGAGGTTATGAATCGAGGAGTTAAAAAATTACTGATGGGTTTCTACAATGGCTGGGATGGAGTCATGAATCTAAAGTACAACCCAATACGCTTCATGGGCAGCATGGCATGGCAAATGTACTCTATGACACTACTGTCTATCATTTGGTCATGTACGTTCTGTGCTTTGTTTGCAGGTTGGCAGGGCATCATTCCACTACTGTACGGACACGTAGCACTTGTTGCAGTAATCTTCTTTACATACGCAACCTTCAAAGAAGGCAACGACCGAAACGAAAAGTGGTTTAAGAACTGGCAGTCAGAGATAAAAGGAAAAGAAAATGGACGGCACTAATTTTGAATTAGTTGGGGACTTTATGGAATCAATGGAGCAGGATGTACTTCTTGCTCCTGAGTTTCCAGAGGAGCACATACAAAGGCTTCGAATAAATTTAATAGAAGAAGAACTTGATGAGCTTCAACTTGCGGTGGATAACGAAGATATGGTCGAAGTTGCAGACGCACTGACTGACCTTCTGTACGTGGTGTACGGAGCAGGTCATGCGTTTGGAATAGACTTAGATGATTGCTTTCACGAAGTACATCGTAGCAATTTAAGTAAATTAGGGGAAGATTTTAAACCAATAAAAAGGGAGGACGGAAAGGTTATGAAACCTGACACGTACTCTCCCCCTGATCTCAAAAGTGTACTAGCGATCTGAATAAAACAGGTGATCGCCGATTGTCGTATGATGACTATATGCGTCAGCCCAGTAAGGATTCACAGTAATTGCATGATACCAGTATATGTTACTGGGCAGTACGGGTGAATCCTTTTGTTTGTAGCGAACCCACGCAATCATGTGGGCTAGGTTGTATGACGCCTTTGTTCTTGGTGTATCTGGCTTGCCATCACAAAACCAACTAAACTGACACACCCCTCTTCTTTGTTGTTTTACTACTCCACATACTGTGCTAGGCCACCTATCGTCTTTCACTCTGTTTAGCGTCACATCTGCGACTGCGTACATTCCCTGAATTGATTGGTTCCTAGCTTCCCAGTATATGTTTGTTGCTAAGCATCTTACTTCGTCTGCCATTACAAAAGAACTGCTTGCCATTACTACAATGGCTGCTACTACTCTTTTCATATAAAGACTCCATTTCCGTACTTATAAGGCTCCCTTAGCTTTCAAATGCTCTTCCAAGGTAACTCTCGGTGAGTTCGGCTTTCGCTTTGCACGATAACTTCCGTGAGAGACAGTTTTTCTACCCTGCCTCTTCCTAGCTAATAAAGTATCTCTTTTCCAGTGTTTGTTTACTACTTGCTTCATTACATTGCCTCTGATTTTTGAAATGAGTTTTGTGTCTGTCGTCTTTTGATAAGCCAGTTTCCTACGTCCTCTGGCATCTTCATTGTATCTTTGCATAGATGGAATGCTTCGTCCCACTTTAGTCCGTCTCTTTGCATACCACCAATCGTAATCATCCATTCGTATTGTTCTTCACTAATCATATGCTCTCCTGTGTTTTCTGTAACCACGCTTTGACCTTTTCTTGCGGTCTGTCTCTTTTCTGGAGCGAAAGGGAGTCCCCTCCGCGAAAAGAATGTAATGTGATCTTGTTTTCTGTCTTTTATTTTTCATACGAAGTATTATATAATCAAACACTCCGTATGTCAAGAATTATTTTTTGCAAGCCCTAATTATTGTCTTGGCGGCTGACTTGATGCCCGACTTCTTATGGTTGTAGTCAAGGACGTGCCATTCACTATCTACTACTCGCTCTTTGAGAATACTCATTCTGTCGTACTGTGACAGTGCATTTTCGTCATTCTCTGAGAACTTCCAGTAAGTGAGAGGAGAGTTCTTTCTCTTTCGAATCCTGTAACCCTGCTCATTCTCTGAGATAGAGAGCCACAACTTTACAAAGCGCACACCATTCTGTTGCTGTTGAGCTTCCCACATTTTATAGTCTAGCAGGAACTCTTTGTACTGCTGATCTGAACACCAGCCGTTTAGCTTTTGTACCATAGCTCTGGAATACCAAGATCGGTCGTAGAACACAATCTGTCCCTTTGCAGGCATTTTTGTAGCCCAGTGGCCTAGCCAGCACTCCATAGTCTGCTTACTTGGTTTTGTGGAAGGAACAACGGAGTACCATGCAGGGGATAGGTATTGGGTCAAAGCTCTTATTGTACTTGACTTTCCAGCCGTGTCTCTGCCCTCTAATACGACTGCAATGCCTTCGTTGTTGTTAGATGCGATTTCGTTTAGTTTTGCTAAGTATTTTTTCATGGTTTTATTATCTCACCATTTAGCCGAAATGTCAAGAGTTATTTTCCATTTACTCTAAGAAATATAGAACTTTTTTATGTTTGCTAAAGCGCGGCCAGAACTTTAAGTTTATGACATAGGGAAAAAAATTACTTTACGGATGCCAAAAAGTGTGATAAAATATATAAAAAATCGTAAGATGATACAGTCAATCGACAGTTTTTACAAACCACTGCTGATGATAATATCTTGAATATGTATGCGATTGGAGTGGAATCGGAATTAAGGGAGATTCCATCTCCAAACCCATAAAATTATGAAAGTGATATTGAATCAGCATAATCCCAATC